GTGCTGTACTCAAAATGGTGTTCGTGGAGGCTCCGCTACGGTTCATTTCCCAATTTGGCATAAAGAAATTGAAGACATTTTGGTCCTCAAAAACAACAAAGGAACGGAAGACAACCGAGTACGGAAATTAGATTATTCAATTCAGTTATCTAAACTGTTTTATGAAAGGTTTATTAATGATGAAGACATTACCTTGTTCAGCCCACACGAAGTGCCAGAATTGTACGAAGCTTGGGGTAGTGAAAAGTTTGACGAACTATACGAAATCGCCGAAAGAAAAACAAGTGTTGACAAGAAAAAAATTAATGCACAAGAACTAATCTTTGATATGCTCAAAGAACGAGCTGAAACTGGTCGTATCTATATTATGAATATTGACCATTGTAATACTCATTCTAGTTTCAAAGATAGAGTGTATATGTCAAACTTATGCCAGGAGATTACACTTCCTACTGACCCTATTCAACACATTGATGGTGAAGGTGAAATTGCATTGTGTATTCTATCAGCAATTAATGTTGGTAAAATTAATCATGTAGAAGAACTAGAACCTTTATGTGAACTTGCAGTAAGAAGTTTAGATGAGATTATTGACCATCAAAAATATCCTGTTAGAGCCGCAGAAATATCTACCAAAGCTCGTAGAAGTTTAGGCATTGGGTATATTGGTCTTGCACACTATCTAGCAAAAAACAAAGTTGCGTATGGCGACAAACAAGCATTAAAATTAGTTGATGAACTAACTGAAGCATTCCAATATTATCTATTGGCCGCTTCAAATGAACTTGCTGAAGAAAAAGGTGCTTGTGAATATTTTAACAGAACAAAGTATTCTGACGGTATTCTTCCTATAGATACTTACAAAAAAGAAGTAGATGAGTTGGTGAAACCAAATTTCAAATACGATTGGGAAGCTCTAAGGAAAGATATTGCCAAACATGGGCTACGACATAGCACACTCACAGCCCAAATGCCGTCCGAATCTTCTAGTGTGGTTTCCAATGCTACAAACGGCATTGAACCACCTAGAGATTATTTAAGTATTAAGAAGTCTAAAAAAGGTACATTAAAACAAGTTGTGCCACAATATCAACAATTAAAGAATTTTTATACTTTATTGTGGGATATGAAAGGGAATGAAGGATATATAAATATCGTTGCAGTAATGCAGAAATACTTTGACCAAGCTATTTCTGGCAACTGGTCGTATAATCCTGAGAACTATGAAGACAATCAGGTTCCTGTGTCTGTTATGGCACAAGACCTTTTAAATACTTACAAGTATGGTTGGAAGACTTCATATTATCAAAATACATATGACGCTAAGAAAGACATTGATGAACCATCTCATCCAGTTGGTTGGAAAGATAATGTTGAGGAACAAGAACAAACAATAACTGCTGCCCCACAAGACGAAGAAGCTTGTGATAGCTGTACAATATAAGAGAGGTTTAAATGGCTTACCTATGTGTAAATGTGCCTCATGTAGATGTGTTTGTCAAAAAAGAATATCTTTACGACCATAACAAAGGACATGGTGAGTTAGTTGAAGGTGTTTGGGTAACGGCAAAATCCATACAAGGCAGAGCATTATATTTTGAAACATATATTCCAGAATATGGAGCATTGTATGACAAGTTACCAATTAGTGCATTTGTATGGAAAAAAGATGTAAAAGAGGATGTACCTCTTACAGAATTGCAATTATGGGATTGTTTTAGTTATGATATTACAGTTTGTGAAAAACAAATGCTTAGTGGCAATCAATGTAAATATTTGTCGCCAAGTAAAAAATGGTATAAAGGCTGGTATATGTTTACAATAGACAATGCCAATTCAACAAATTTAGAAAGAAATGTGACTTATAGTGAAGTACCATCACAACATAAGTCATTTAACATTTTGAAATTAGAAAATGGTTACTTTGCGGCTCAACCGAACAATAGAGTAATATTTTATGATAAGAGTTATACTCCTAGTGAGTTGAAGTTTCCAGACTTCAATGTGTCCACACAAGAGTATAGTGTAGAATGTGAACAAAAATGGACAGCTGGTGATGACGATAAGTTTTTTTATGATTTAGAGGAGAGAAAAGAATAATGGCAAGAAGTGTATTAAACAAAGATAACTCGGTTGACTTTACAAAACAACCTATGTTTTTTGGACCTGAGATGCAGGTACAAAGATATGATGATATGAAGTATCCTATTTTTGACAAACTTAACCAACAACAACTTGGTTATTTTTGGAGACCTGAAGAAGTTTCTTTACAAAAAGATAGAAACGATTATCTACAACTAAACGAACAACAGAAGTTTATATTTACATCTAATTTAAAATATCAAACTATGTTAGATAGTGTACAAGGTAGAGGACCGTGTTTAGCATTTTTACCATTTGTATCTATACCAGAACTTGAAGGCTGTATTGTAACATGGGATTTTATTGAAACAATACATAGTAGAAGTTATACATACATCATAAAGAACTTGTATTCTAACCCTAGCGAAGTATTTGATACGATTATGGGTGATGAAAAAATCCAAGAAAGGTCAAATTCAATTACTAAAACTTATGATGATATGATTGCATCTGGTTATCAATGGACATTAACACCAGACAAAGTTGATTTAAAAGAATTGAAAAAGAAAATGTATTTGGCAATGTGTACAGTAAACATTTTAGAAGGCCTAAGATTCTATGTGTCGTTTGCTTGTTCATTTGCATTTGGCGAACTTAAACTTTTAGAAGGTTCAGCAAAAATTATATCTTTTATTGCAAGAGATGAAAGTCAACACCTTGCAATGTCACAAACAGTTATTAATAACTGGAGAAATGGTGACGATAAAGACATGATGCCAATTATGAAAGAATGTGAAAAAGAAGTATATACAATGTATGATGAAGCTGTACAGGAGGAAAAGCGTTGGGCAACATATCTATTTTCCAAAGGAAGTATGATTGGATTATCAGAAAAACTGTTACACCAATTTGTAGAGTACATGGCGAACAGGCGTATGAAAGCAATCGGCCTAGAACCGAAGTACGAACAAAAACAAAATCCATTGCCATGGGTAGACCATTGGTTAAACAGCAGAAGTTTACAGAACGCACCACAAGAAACAGAAATCGAAAGTTATGTGATTGGTGGTGTTAAACAAGATGTTAAGAAGGACCAATTTAAGAAATTTAAACTATAATGGAAAAACGAACAAAAAACTGTACCTCCTGCGAAACTAAATATACCGTAATATGGGATATAGAAGAACAGGATTTAGAACCTTTAACTTGCCCATTTTGTGGTTATGAGGTTGAACAGGAGGAAGATGAAGAAATCTGGACAAACGAATCTAGTAACGAAGACGATAATTGGGATTGATTATAGTTTAACAAGTCCAGCCATTTGTATCAATATTGATGGTGATGCTGGGTTAATGTTTTATTATTTAACCAATAAGAAAAAGTGGACTGGTACAATAAGTGAGGATATAGTAGGATATGAACATAAAGAATGGACTGACCCAATTCAAAGATTTAGTTACATTTCAGATTTTGCAATTGACCTTATCGAAGGACTTATTAATCCAATCGTTTTCATTGAAGGTTACTCATATGGTTCAAAAGGCCAAGGCATTTTTCAAATCGCCGAAAACTGTGGCATACTTAAATACAGATTACAAGAATCAAAGATACCTTACGAAACTGTTGTACCTAGTGTTGTTAAAAAGGGTGCGACAGGTAAAGGCAATGCTGACAAAGATATGATGTATGAAGCCTTTGTAAAAGAAACAAACATTGACTTGAAGAAATTATTTGAAACAGAAAAAGTAGGTAATCCTATTTCTGATATTGCAGATAGTTATTTCATACAAAAGGTTGGTTATGAAAATAGTATTAAGAGCACAAAAACATCCTGATAGCATTTATGGCACTATAGAAGAATTTGATTTAACAGAAATCAAGTGTACGCCAACAGATGAATGGTTGAAAAATAGAATGGACGAATTTGATTATTGGTCCTCTTTTGAAAACCATGGTATGATTTATCCTATCACAGTTTCCCCACATACAGAATCTTGGGTGCAAAACATAATCAAACAAGAATCAAACGGTAAACCTAAAAAACCACATCATATATATGCTAATGGTGAAGTTAAACCTGGTCTATATGTACAAACAGGCAATAAAAGAGTTTATTGGGCTAGAGAAAAAGGTTATACACATATAGAAGGATATTTAATCAAAGACAGAGAAATTAAAAGTAAAATAAGAACTGAACTACATATACCACATGGAGAAATACCAAGATGAAATTATATAATAAGGAGATAATATGAAACTACAATTAATAAAAGGTTGGTACTTACCTGATTGGGACAACCATTATGAGGGTATGTTGAAAGAATATAATGGTAAGTTTGAATATCAACAGCCTCAAAGAGAATACGCTTTAAGTTTTGTTAAGAACTGGAATATTGCATTAGACATTGGTGCTAACATTGGTTTTTGGTCACAAGAGTTATGTAGTAAATTTAAAAAAGTATGGGCATTTGAACCACATCCACATAATATAGAATGTTATAGACGAAATATGATGGATTATAAAAACTTTCAATTAGAAGAAATAGCATTATCAGATAAACAACAAGAGAATGCTTTATTGTTTGCAAGTCCAGATGAAAGCGGTAATG